AATGCAATTCCAATGGCTACTACAATAGGAACTGGTAGAGAAGTACAAGAATTTATATCAGAGGATTAAGAATGAAACTGAAAAAGATGACAGATGATGAGGTTCAAGACATAGTTAAAGACGCTTTAAGTAATGCAACGTCTTTTGTTGAAAGTGAAATATCTCAAGACCGAATTAAGTCACAACGTTATTTTGAAGGTGAAGTAGATATAGGACAAGAAGAAGGTCGCTCTAAAATTGTTTCTACAAAGGTACGTGATACTATCAGAGCAATTAAACCAAGCTTAATGCGCGTGTTTTTATCCTCAGAAAACCCTGTAGAGTTTGTGCCAACTAATCAAGAAGATGTTATTAACGCTGAACAAGCTACAAAATACGCACATTGGAAATTCCAACAATTAGATGGCTACAAATTGTTAAACGATGCTATACATGATGCATTAGTTAAAAAAACAGGCATTTTAAAAATATGGTGGGAAGATACAACTGACGCTGAAATCAGGTCTTACACTAATGTTACAGAAGAAGAACTATCGGCAATTGTAAATGAAGACAATGTTGAAGTTATTGAGCATTCTACTGAAATGGGCATGATGACTGACGAAACAGGAATGCAATCCGAACAAGAAAAACATTCTTTAAAAGTTAGCTATCAAAAAAAACAAGGAGAGTTAAAAATAGAAGGTGTACCGCCTGAAGAATTTATTGTAGATAGAAATGCTAAAAGTGTTGATGATGCATACATAGTAGCTCACAAAACAGAAATGCGTGTTAGTGATTTAGTATCTATGGGTTATGATTTTGAACAAATATCAGAGCTTTCAGGATTAAGTTCAGACAGTACATACACAGACACCGAACAATTTGAACGTCAAGGTTACGACCAAGAAGATGAAGAAAACATTACAGATTTGTCTATGAAACAAGTGCAAGTAGTTGAAGCATACATGAAAATTGACAAAGAAGGTACAGGTGTAGCTATGATGTACAGAATATTGTTAGCGGGCGGTGAAAGTGAAGTATTAGAGTGTGAGCCATATGGCGAAGTACCTTTTGCAGTATTTGAAGTAGACCCTGAACCACATACATTCTTTGGTAGAAGTGTTGCGGATTTACTTATGAATGACCAAGACTCTTCTACAGCTATGCTTAGAGGAATGATGGATAACGTAGCATTAACTAACTCACCAAGACAAGGTTATGTGCAAGGACAAGTCAATGTAGATGATTTAATGAACAATGAGATAGGTGGTCTTGTAAGAATGAAGTCACCACAAGCGCTTGTAGATATTGCAACTCCTTTTGTCGCTGGTCAGGTATTAACAGCGATGCAATACATGGACGATGCTGTTGAAGCTAAATCCGGTGTAAGCCGAGCTTCTATGGGTCTTGACCCTGATGCCTTACAAAATACCTCAGCTACTGCGGCTCGTCTACAAGCACAACAAGGTTCTGCTCAGATAGAAGTTATGGCTCGAAATATTGCCGAGGGAGGCATGAAACGTTTATTTAAGCTAATGCTAGAGCTTTTAGTAGAAAATAGCTGTGAAGAGACTATGATGCGTCTGCATGGACAATTTCAACCAATTGACCCTAGAGTTTGGAACACAGGTATGGATATGACTGTAAATGTCGGAGTAGGCACAGGACAAGAAGGTGAAAGACATGCGGCATTGACACAAGCATTACAAATGCAAATGCAAGTATGGTCAACATACGGTTCAGGTAATGGAATGGTTACTATGACTGGTATAAGAAACACGTTAGGAGATATGTTAGCATTACAAGGCGTGCGTAATGTCGATAGATACTTTAGTCCATTGACTCCTGAAATTGAAGCACAGTTAGAACAACAACAACAACAAATGGCTCAAGAAAATCCTGAATTGTCAGAAGCTGATGCATTAGTCCAAGCTGAAACATATAAAGCTGATAAGAAAGCTGAAATGGATATGTTAAAAATGCAGATAGAAGCACAAAAAGCTCTTGCAATAGATGACAGAGAGCGTGATGAGTTAGACCAAGAATTAATTATTAAAGCGGCTGAAATTTTAGGTAAATACGGAACTTCTGTAGATACAGCTAAAATAAAAGATGCACAACAAAAAGCTAGATACCCTGATGAATCACCAGCACAAGCTGTTTCAGGAGGACGATTCTAGTGCATATTGTAGAAAAAGGTGCTAAGATGAGAACATTACAGTCTGATGATACATTTCAATTAGCCTTAAAAGAAATTACAGAACAGCAAGTTGCTGTTTTTATGGATGCAAGTTCTAGTTTAGAACTGCGTGAGGAAGCACACGATATAATATGTGCGCTTAGAAAGATTGACGATTATTTCGACTCCGTGAAAACGGATGAAGTAATGTACAATCATAAACAAACCAAAGGAGAATCAGCACCGTGAGTGAAACTACGACTGAAACTAAAGTAACTGACATAGATAGTGCAGTACAAAGCATTGTTGAGCCAGTACAAGAAGAGACAATAGAAGAAGCACCAGTAGAGGAAGTTCGGGAAACAGAAGAAATTTCTGCCGATGCCGATATTGACTTAGATATTGAACTTGAAGATGATAACACAGAAGAAGAAGCTGAAGAAATTGAAGCCTCTGACTCTGAGGATGACGATGACCTAATAGAGGACGCCAGTCCAAGTGAGCCTTCAATGTATACTGTCAAAGTAGATGGACAGGAACGTGAGGTAACTCTAGAGGACTTAAAGCAAGGCTATAGTGGACAAGAGTACGTCCAAAAAGGTATGCAAGAGGCATCAGCACAAAAGAAAGAAGCTGAACAAGTCTATGCCGCCTTAAATAACGAACGAGAGCAAATAGCTCAGTTATATAACCAAATCCAACAAAATGGTATGCCAGCTCCACCAGCAAAACCTTCAAAAGAAGAGTTTGATGCAGACCCAATAGGGTACATGCAAAAGAACATTGAATATGAGGAAGCTAGTGTAGCGTACAATCAGCAATTAGAACAACTTCAAAAAGTTGCACAACAAAGTAGTGCGGCTCAAGAAAATGCTCATAAAGCTTATTTACATGAACAAATGCAAATCCTTCAAAAGGAAGTTCCAGCATTTGCCGACCCTAATAAAGCCGGTAAATTAAAAGAACGCTTGGTTAATACAGGAACAAATCATTACGGTTACACTAATGCAGAAATTTCTAATATAACTGATGCAAGAGCTATTAAAGTCTTGCTAGACGCTCAAAGGTATCAAGATATTATTTCAGGTAAGTCAAAGGCTAAGGTAAAAACTAAGTCTGCGAACCCTGTAATTAAACCGGGTGCTAAGAGAACTGCTACTCCAACTGCTAAAATTCGTGAACGCCAAAAGGCAAAACTCAAGGGTTCAGGTAGTCTTGATGATGCTGTGAACTTAATTTTAAATACATAGTGGAGATATATTATGGCACAGCCAAGTAATACGTTCGACAGCTATGACGTTAAAGGAATTCGCGAGGATTTATCCAATGTTATTCATGACATAAGTCCTGAAGAAACTCCTTTTTACTCATCGCTTAAAAAAACTAAAGCAAGTAACACTTACCATGAGTGGCAGACAGACGCACTTCGTGCATCAGCCGCTAACGCTCATATTGAAGGTGACGCAACTACAGCAGAAGCTAGAGTAGCAACAGTTCGCCTTGGTAACTACACGCAAATCTTTAAGAACGCTGTAGTTATTCCTGATACAGACGAAGGACTAGATAAAGCTGGTCGTTCTGCTGAGATGGCATATCAAGTGTTAAAAATTGCTAAAGAGCAAAAGAAAGATATTGAAAAAGCTCTATTTGCAAACAATGCATATGTTGCTGGTAATGCAACAACTGCACGTGAACTAGCTGGTCTAGGCGCTTACATGAAAACTAATGTTGCAAACATTGGTGGTTCAGGTGGTGCTAACCCTACTGGCTCAGTTCCGGGAGCAACTGCAAGAACTAACGGTACGCAGACAGCATTTACTCAAGCTGACTTTGATACTGTTATGGAGTCTATTTGGGTTAACGGTGGTACGCCTGATTCAGTTTACCTAAGCTCGTTCCAAATGAACAAAGCTTTAGCGTTTACAGGTTACAACAACCAACGTTCACACATAGATGCTGATAAGCAGACAATCATTAAATCAGTAGAAGTCTACGTTACTCCTTGGGGTACAGTAGAATTTACACCTCACCGTGAAGTACAAGGCAGAGATGTTTACATACTTGATAATGATATGTTTGAAGTAGCGGTTTTAAGACCTACTAAAAACACAGAACTTGCTAAGACTGGTGATAACACCACTCGCCAAGTTTTGACAGAGCTAACGTTTGTCTCTAAAAATGAAAAGTCATCAGGCTTAGTTGCTGATTGCTCAACTTCGTAATCTGAGGTAAACTATTGGTGTGGGGAATCCTCCTTAATTCCCCACACTTATATTAGGAAAAATATGAAAACTAAAGAACAAGTACATTTTGACAATAAAAACGGTAAGATAATTGTTGAAAGTACACACGACAATCAGAGATACATAGACCGCGTTGAAGATATACGTAAATCAGGCGCTGGTGTAACTGGTGAAAATCGTTACGTTGGTTCTGTTCCATTACACATTTTGCAAGAATGGTGTAAAGAAGCTGGAATTAAATGGAGCGATGTAAACGCTCGAAAAGAGATAGTTAGAAAAAAACTACTTAGTGGTGATTTTGATAAACTAAGAGTATGGAAAGGTAATTTTTAATTTTAATGGAGTAAACGCATGGCAGATACAACTACTACAACTTTCTCCCTTGTAAAACCGGAAGTAGGTGCTTCTGCGGATACTTGGGGAACAAAGTTAAATACTAATTTAGACAATGTAGACAACTTACTTGATGGCACAACTGCTATTAAGCCAAACTTAACTGCTGGTCAATGGAAAATTGGTGGTACATCAATAACTACAGATGCCGCAGAACTTAATCGTCTCGATGGTGTTACATCAGCAGTACAGACACAATTAAACACTATAACAGCAAACAACTGGGTTACAAATGCACGTCTAGCAGATAGTGCTGTTGATACAGCAGAGATTGCGGCTTCAGCAGTAGAGACTGCTAAGATTAATGATGATGCAGTAACAATTGCAAAATTAAACTTAATATCAACATCTAGCGCACCTTCTTTAGAGGCAAAAGGTGATGGTAGTTCACAGGATGGTTACATACAATTAAACTGTTCACAGAACTCACATGGTATTAAACTAAAGAGTCCACCACATTCAGCTAATGCTAGTTACACGCTAACATTCCCAAATAATGATGGTGATGCAAATGAAGTGCTACTCACTAATGGTTCAGGTGTCTTAGATTGGACTACAGTAGGTACAGCTTCGATAGCCGCAGATGCAGTTACAGGCGCTCAGATTGCTGATGATGCAATTAATAGTGAACACATAGCTGATGGAAGTATTGACAATGCACACATTGCTGATGACCAAATTAACTCAGAACACTATGCTGATGGTTCAATCGACACAGCACATATTGCTGACTTACAAGTAACAACAGCTAAGATAGCCGCAGATGCAATTACTGCCGCTAAAATAGCAGATGATGTAATTAACTCTGAGCATATAGCCGCTGGTGCAATTGACAATGAACATATTGGTGATGACCAAATCAATAGTGAACATTATGCGGCTGGAAGTATTGACAATGAACACCTAGCAGACAATGCGGTGGGAACAGCAGAAATAGCGGCAGATGCGGTGACAGGCGCTAAGATTGCAGATGACTCAATTGACTCAGAACATATCGTTGATGGTAGTATAGACGCGGCGCACATTGCGGCTAACACTATTACTGCTGGTCAAATAGCCGCAAACGGTGTTAACACATCTGAGCTAACTGATGCTTGTGTAGTTAAGTCAAAACTCTCTACTGCTATGGGTGATTTAAGTGATAGAGGTATATCTAATGTTGGCTTAAATTCAGGTGATAAAATTACTTTTACAGATAATACAGACATGAGATTTACTGTAAATGCTGGTGAAGAAATGCGTTTAGAAGCTGATGGTGACTTACACGTTGATGGTGACGTAATTGCATTCTCATCCACTATTTCAGATGCAACGCTGAAGTATGATATTAATCCTATTGACCACGCTTTAGAAAAGATTGGACAGCTCAAAGGTGTTACTTATAAATACCTTAAAGATGGAATGGAGTCTGCTGGTCTACTAGCACAAGATGTTGAAAAAGTTATGCCTTGTGCAGTAACAGAACGCTCATTGCCATTGCACACAGGTAATGACGATAAGTACAAGACTTTAAACTACGACAATCTACACGCTTTGTTAATTGAATCAATCAAGGAGCTTACTGCGAAAGTAGAGAAACTGGAGAAGAAATAATGGCAATACAAGCAGATGGTGCTGACCTACAATTTAGTGAAATACAGACTGAATATGGTGGTTCAAACCCAATAGCAATTAGTGAATACTATGATGCCGCTTCAGGTGTACCAGCTAATGGTCAAATAGCTATTAGTGATTTTTATGGTACATCAGCCGCTATAAGTATAACTATTACAGGTAGCCAGTTAAATTATGACCTTTACGATGCTTTGATTGCCGCTAGTTACTCTAGTTCCGAGATAGCTAACAACACCATCTTTAACATTACAATTAATAGTGGTGTAACAATGAAAGGCTCATCAACCAATGGCTCTAATTCACGAGGATTTGGTTATTCTTGTGGAGGTGGTGGTTGTGGACATCCTGAAGACGTTCCTTATGGTGGTTGTAACCAAAGAGCTGGTACTTCACGTAGTTGCTTGACAATTGAAGGTTGCCCAAATAGTGCAACGTATAACATCATAAACAATGGTACGTTTGAAGGTGGTGCTGGATTTGGAGGTCACGGATACAATAATGGTAGTACAACAAATGTATCAGGTGGTACAGGTGGCTCACCAATCATTATGATTTCACAAAACAGTTGCACATTAAACATTACAAATAATGGCACAATGCGTGGAGCTGGTGGCGGTGGCTCAGGTGGAGGATTTGGAGCTGGACACGGTGGTTGTTGCCCTAAGTGGGGTGGCGATGGTCAAGGACACAATCGTTCTGCTCAAGGTGGCGATGGCGCTTCTCACGGAGGAAACTCAGGTGGTTCAGGAGGTGGCTGGGGTAGTTCAGGTCAAGATGTTGGTGGCTGTGGAACAAATGGTCTTGGAGGCACAAACGTAGAGTTACGTTCTTGCTCAAGCACAACAGTCAACAATACTAATAACGGTACACAATCAAACGCTGGAGCGACAAGAGCTACAAGTAGCAACAGAGCTTAAACATAATTCTTTAAGGAGGTAAAGATTATGAACAAAATAGTTATAGTTGGGGGTGGTAGTGCTGGATGGATGTCAGCCGCCGCCCTTATTAACGCATTCCCTGAAAAAGACATTTCTGTCATAGAGTCACCTAATTTCCCAACTGTGGGTGTAGGCGAAAGCACATTACAATTTATTAGACCCTGGATGCACAATCTTGGTATTAAAGATAGTGACTGGATGGATGAATGTAATGCAACATATAAAACATCTATCAAGTTTACAAATTGGGATGGGCAAGGTGGACATTATCATCATCCTTTTGGTGAGCCTGTTTTAGACAATAATTATGGTTTAGATTTTTTTAATTTCGCTCGATTGCAAGAGGATGTACCTAACAACGAATGGGCAGAAGTTTTCTATCCAGCCGCATTAATGGCTGAAAACAATTTGTTAGTAGAAAAAATGGTGGGTTGGAACTTACACCAAAATTCAGCATATCATTTTGATGCTACAAAGTTTGCTTTATGGCTTAAAAATAAATATTGCATGCCAAGAGGCGTTGAAGTTATAGAAGATACTGTAAGAGAAATTGATGTTGAGCCTTATGGAGTTGCACGTTTGCATTGCGATTTACATAGGGATAAGTTTGCAATAACAGCAGACCTATTTATTGATTGCACAGGATTTAAGGCTTTACTTGCTAATGCTATTGGTAGTAGCTTTAGAGATTACAGTCAAGGTTTAATTAACGATAGAGCATGGGCAACACAACTTCCTGAAACACAACCTAATGTTTATCACACAAATTGCACCACACTAGACAATGGCTGGGTATGGAATATTCCTACTCAAGAACGTACTGGTACAGGCTATGTGTTTTCTAGTAAATATGTTTCAGATGAAGATGCATTACAAGAATTTAAAAAACATCTAGACCGAGATGATGAGTTAGAATTTAAGCTATTAAAATGGAAACATGGTAGGCGTAACAAACTAGCATTTAAGAACGTAGTAACAGTAGGACTATCTGCTGGATTTATTGAGCCATTAGAATCAAATGGTTTGTTCCTAACACACGAAACACTTAAAGAATTGATTAAGGTAATGCAAAGAGGTGTTTTAAATGGTGGAGATAAAAACTCTTTTAATTATGCTATAGGTGTACGATTTGATGACTTTGCTGATTTTGTAGCTATGCATTATCAATACGCTACTAGAAGTGATACGCCTTATTGGAACGATGCACACAAGTACAAACTAAATAACAACAATGTTTGTAACACGTTCTATGAAAGTATGCACAAAGATGCAATGGTCAATGCTAGACATAATCATTTTAATTCTATTGCTTTTGGTTCAGGTGTTAATACAGTATCTCAATACGATGCAGACTGGGAGAGCTTGTTTAACAATTCAGACATGATTGCTGAAGGCGTACAACACAGAACCTATTTATTGCAAAGACAAAAAAAATGGCTTGAATATATGAAAAAGCATTCTATTTAATTAAACAATACCTTGTAGTTTTCTTCTTAACGGTTTATCCCAAGCTTCATTATAAGGAGTGTAACCAATTGCAAGGTAACGCATCGAATCGCTCGCATGACTTGACCAATCGTGCTTTGGTCGCATTCTCCAAGTTTTACCATTGTCATCCCAATCCCTAGAATAATTTAATAAAGCATCAATTAGTTTTTCACATTTTTCTTTATCGAAAAAACATCTATCTATTAATTCTCTTACTTTTTGTATACCATCATCAATTAATAATGAAGGCGCTATCTCTATATCTCTAATACCTAAACCTTCTAATGTCTCAATACGACTTTTACCAGTACCAAGTTCTCTTACTCTTACATCATGTGGAAATACATGCTGGTCGTAGACATAACCTTTGTCTTGTAAAACTTTAGCGTAATGTTCTAAACCAACTCCTGACGCTTCATAGTAATCAATAACATGAACTTCTGTACCAATAAACTGTGAAAAAATAATTGCTGTTGAATCACCTACACCCAAATCCCAACTTGTTACTACTCCTTTAGCTCTGTCATATCTAACCTCACCAATTCGTTTTTCCTCTTTAGCTCTTCTCATTTCTGAGCTGTAGTAACTACCTTCTGAGTAGATTAAGAACCCGCCTTCCCATATATGCTCATACATATCAGGTCGTTTTTCTTTGTCTTCTAAGCGTTGGTCATCTAATACTTTTGGAAACCATGGATTGTCTGTGTAATTTAACTGAACTATTTTACAGTTGCTAGGAAATTTAGCTCTGAACCTTTCATGAGTTGCAGAATATTTAGACTCAGGATTCCATGTAACCCAAATTTCTGATGAGAACCCTATACTTACATCTTCTTCTCGAATAGATGGTAGTAATACATCCCATGCTCTACCGCTTACATTTTCAGCCTCATCTACCCAAGCTAATAAGATACGTGATTTAGATTTAATAGAGTCAAGAGAACGTCTTAATCCAGCAAAAGTATACGTTATGCGTCCATCCTTACTTTTAATGTATTTGTCACCTATCTCATAATAATCTTCGAGCCAAGGTACAGAACGTATAGCCGCTTTTATTTCTTCTAGAGAAGATTCTGTAAGCGAGTTCATAAACTCTCTGCCACACAAAATCGTTCCGGATATACCGGAGCTACCCCACCGATACCCAAATACTGCACTCATTAATGCAAAAGAGCGGGTTTTCCCACTACCTCTTGAACCATAGCTGGCTCTAATTCTTGCCTCACCCTCAAATACTGGTACTAATTTAGGTGGTAATTCTATCTGTGCAACATCACTCATTCCATTGTATGTTACGTTTGCGGTGTCCGTTCCAAGCCATAAAACCACCTAGTCTTAATGCGTAGTATGCTAGGTAATTAATTACTTTAAATCCGTTTACATCAATGCATATATCTCTGAATAGCTCATCTGCCCATTTTTGAGACTTTTTCTCTGTAGCACCCTTCTTGCCACCTAAACGCAGAACTTCAAATTTATACACATAATCGTGGACGAGACCGCCACTTAGCAGTACACCCATTGGTGACAACCAAGACCTAGCAAATTTTGGTACACTAGCACCATCAAACACAAAGCCTTTCGGAATTTGATAGTAAGTTGGATGCGTGTTGCCTTCATGGGTTATGTGAAACTTCCATGTCTTTTCTATTTGCCATTTTCTTGTTGTTGCTATCCACAACCAAATACCACCAAACAATCCTTTGCTTTTAGTCTCCATTGGTATAGGTGACATATGCGGCATTTCTTCATATTTTATTTTTACTGCCATAGTTCCTCCTTTTATCTGCCTTTGGCTAGTTGCCCGCCGAAATAAAACTCAATAATCATGGATGCCCATTTGAACAATTCGTCCATTTTTACTACGCTTCCGGCTTCTAATTTCACATACTCCACTACATCCGGAGTTATCTGAAACATTCCTAATATGCTCCAACCTTCCTTTACAGTAGGAACAATTGTTGGCACATTAAAAATGACTGGTGCTACTTGTGTAAATATAACAAGTGCTAGTATCACAAATATTATAACTCGCCGGTTCATAGCCGCCATTGGAGACTCTTTCTCTGCCATCTGACGTGCTTGATTAATTGAATCGTTTCGAGCTTGTAAATTTTCTATCATTAACTTCTGTTGGTCAGAAGCCGCTTGACTTTTTAATGCATACAATTTAGCAATAAAGCCTAAGCCTATTGGTGCTATGTTTGTAAGAAAAGCTATCATAAAAGTTTCATTATTATTTCGCCAATGCCAATATCAGCCGCTACCATTACAGCAAAACCTATAAGTAAGCCTTTACCCATAGACATGAATTTCAGGTTCATGTTTTTAATTTCTCTAACATCTTTGTAAAGGTCAGCAATCTGCTTCTCGTGTCTATCTAACTGTGCTTGTTGTTTTGCTGTCATTAGTATTTTCTCTTAGGTCTAGGTGGTAATTTTCTTTTCTTGTAAGGCATAATATCTCCTATGTTATCAGTTACTTAGTGGATTGTCTAATGACTGTTGTATGCGTTTCATTAGTTTTTCTTCTGTGTCATCAAGCTGTATGTCAAATTTATCTAGCTTATTGTCCATTGTAGTAATACGTACATCTATTGATTGTAGTTTAGAATCAATTCTATTTTCTAAATTATATTGTGCTGTGCGTAATCTAGCAAGGTCTTCTTTTAGCTCAACTTTAATATCTTTAGCTACTTCTTCTACGCGTAGTACATCAGCCGAAGTTTTTTCCATAGATGATTGTATTGCTCCTAAGTCCAAATTTGCGATTCCTTCTACTTTCTGATACATTAAGAACGCACCATAGAGTGAGCCAACTATCGTGGACAGAAGAGCAAATGCACCAACAAGCTGAGTATAAGTAAACCTTAAACCACCTAGCTTGATTCTTTTATCAACTAAGCCTTCTATTTCTGCTACTTTGTCACCTAAATCAGTTGTCAAATCCATCTCCTTCTTGCATAGATTTTAACAGTTCTATTTCTTGGCGCAACTTTTCTACCTCTAATCTACGTCTTTGTAGCTCAAGCTGATATAAAGTATTACAATTAATACGTTCTCTTGGTGCATCTAAAGGAATTACAATTCGTGCGTACACACCTAATTGTTTTGCTTGTGGGTTGAGTGGGTCTTCTTTACCAATAATAGGCGTAACAGCGTTATTAACAATGCCAGTTAGTCCAACATCAAATACTGTTGCACCACCAATACTATTACTACAATCTAAATCACCAGCTTTAATGCTGTCTGTACCAAAAGATGAACCACCACTAGGCAATTGCAAGTTAAGGGATGTACTGCTATTTGCTACAGCTTGTGTGCTTAACATAAATAGCAACAACCATTTTATTTGAATTTTGAACATATCCTAGTAACTAACAATGTTTGACTCTCATTGTTACTCCTTAATTTAGACAAACTACAAACGTATCTAGCTTCTTCTATGTTACTTTCTTTAATGTATATATCAATCTTTACTTCTTGTAAGTATTTGACAGGGATTATTTTATAAGCTGTAACAAAAGGGATTGGTTGCCAATCCCCATCAAATACTCCTATCTCATAATACTCTATATCAGCTCTAGAGTTCCACAACCTAATTTGTGTTTTTTTTATTTCACTTATTCCACTTACTTTCCAAGTAGGATAAGTTGGTGTTTGCTCATGACTATGTACTGCGTAATTAAACAGTAACAAACATAATGCTACTGCGCTACGCATTGAGCTAAAACTACAGCCTTGTAAGCACCACCGGGGAATGCCCTGTTACCACCATATACAGCTACAGACGTTGCTTCTAACCAAACACTTCCAGCCACGCTAAGTCCGTACTGTCGCATTGAACCAGTTGTAGTTGATGCCGCTTGGTATCCGCTCATACCACTTTCACCAGTAGCCTTAACTGCAACAGTTCCAGTAAATGTTACGTTGTCAGACAATGATGGACTTGAGCTAAAACTTGTAGGGTAGGACACTTGTGCATAGTAAGCATTTGCTAATGTAGTATCAAATCTAATAACAGGCACTTGTCCACCACTTGCTGGTAAAGTTGTTAAAGTATGCGCTGATGGGTTACCATACTTGCCCGGTACTGTCGTTGCTATTGTGCATCGTGATTCAACTGTGCCATCAATGTCTGCCGCCATAATGGGTGTTGCTAAAGCACTAAAGGTAAGGCTAAGTGCGATTAATAGTTTTTTCATTTGTATTGCTCCTCTATCATTTTGTTCATTCTCGCATCTTGCGATAAGCTCCTTAATGCTCTCCTATTATCCACGATAGTACCACCTTGTAAAGCCACCGCATCAGGGTAGTAATTGTCAGGTATTGTAGACACATAATAGTTTGTTAAATTAGTTACTTGGTTAAGTTGTTCAAGTATTACAGACTGTGCTATCTCATTAGCAATAGTAAGAGCGTTCTCTACATCAGCCAACATAAACTCTAGTGATTCTTCATCTTCTTCTTCATCTTCATCTTTTTCAGCTTGGTCTTCATCTAATAATTTTCTATCTGTTTCTGCCTGTGCTAAAGTTACTGATTCATCTTGCAAAGCATCGTAATCCGGTATGTCAGGCAATGGTGGTGGTTTAGGTTTTACATAACCCGGACAATTAGGGTCACTTTGTGGGTCGAAACAAGGGTCAAATCTATATATGTATCTTACATCTGCTCCTTCTATACTGCCTGTACCTTCTTGTTTTAGCCTACCATCGCCAAATATTGCTAAGGGTGTATAAGGCAAAGCTATTGTTCTTCTGATTTCAATGCCTCCTTCACGCTGTGACCAATCTTGTTTGTCTTGAAACACATAACCACCACCTACTTTGTCATTCTCAAGTGTAACTACGTAATCATCTTCTTTGTTTTTTATAGGTGTGTATTTGTAAGTAACTCCTGATACGTCCATACCACCTATACCATAAGCTCCTAAATAGGTAGGGTTCATTGTCCATTCTAAACCAGTAATAGCTACGTTAGGGGTGTATCCAAAACTGTATGCGTGTACGCTAAAAGAGTAAGATAGCAGAAGCAACAGCACCCATAATCTTGAGAGCATCATCTCTTTTCTCCTGTGCAGACTTTTCATGTTCACGTGTAGGTACAGGTATGTCTTCTGTATGTACTTCCCATGCGGCTGTTGCCTCACTTCCTATGAGACCCATATAGGGGCAGGGAGTTCCCGCCATAGCCATCGCCCTATGGATTTCGCCGGAGGGGTCAGCACATAGCAATGAGACTGCGGCAACCTTCATACCAAAATCATACAATGTCTTAGCGTTTTTTAGTCTCAGGCAATTTTGCTCAGTATATGTAGCACCAAGACTTAATGAAAATATTTGTGTACCCATTGCACCACTAGATGAAATTGTACAAAGGTCTGAGTTGTTACCACCCACATTTGGAGAGATAGCACTTGGAGGAGGCGATTTAACTGTCGTAGTGTTTGTACCGCTTGTAGTTACCGTAGATGTCGTATTCTGCGTTATAGAACTTTCGTCTACTGCCATAGCTGAAAAAGACAATATAAGAAAACAGGCTACTATGCCAAATGCTATAGCGTTATTTATTTTTCTTTTTACCATTTATCCACAGGGCATTTTGATTCTGCTAAAGCTGTTTTTAAAACTACTACGCACAAACATTCTCCACATAAGCCTAAATCTTTTTTAAAGTAACTACATTCGCTACAAATTTTACGCCTTTCTGTTTTTAATTTTTCGTCTGCTAAGTTTGGCTTATTCGGTAATAAACTCATTCTGTTTTGCAAATCTTGTTATAAAACCATTCGGTGCTTGAGAATGCATTGGTATTGTTTCCCAGTCATCAGTACCCCAATCACCTGAATCTGCTGGTATAGGAATACCTAGTACAGATTTATTACTTCGCATAATCAAATCCCATAGCTGGTCAAAAGTTGTTTTAGAATTAATAAGATTTTTTGCCGCAGTATGTGCCGCATTTGTTTTATCTCTTGCTGTTGCAGTTTCTGTAGGAATAGTATCTACTGGCTCACCATCTTCTTCCTTAATAGTTAAGTAATGCGTTTGAGATAGTACCGTAGCTTTTAGACCATCCATTCTTGCACCTTCTTCACTTTTAATTGTGGCTACTGTTTTCTTTGAGCCATCAGCATTAAAAAACCTAGAGCTTGCATCTCCTTGTGTCAAACCTTTTGCGTATTTTTCTGCATCTGTCCAATCAGCATCCCAAGTTGCTGGATGTGTTGTGCCTTCTGCATCTGTCCATGCTTTGTAAACTTGTTTATTGTTATATAACCATGCCATTTTGTTCTCCTGTAATTGCGTAAACACATATTATCCTTCTTTCATGTGACTTTTTGGAATCAGCAGAATGATAATTTAACCCATTGTAGCAAATTATTTTGCCTTGTTTTGGTGTTATTGTGTGCTGTATTTCTAATTCATTGCATTCATCTTCACCGTAAAGCTCAGGCAAATCACCTTCTTTCCATTGTTTTGTGTAAATATTAGTATCACCACTACTACTTGTAAGATAAATAATAAAAACTAAATGTTCTTGTTCATAATCTACGTGAGGGTCACAGGCTTTATCTACAAAAGTAAGGTTGTCATTAACAGCACTTCTTAAAACTTGATAGTCATCTTTAAATAAATTATGCTTTTTAATAAACCTATCTACAAT